GATTCAAGAAGCCTGCTGGGATAGTGTAACCACCAGCGGAGCCAGAGGTTGATGCAGCACGAGCCTCGGCTTGCGACTTAGGAGCTTTTGCGTTGAGCTTGAAGCTCAAGCGATTGTTGCCAAGTTCGAGACCGGAGCGCTGTGCAGCGTTTCTTTGTTCATTGGAGGCACCGTTTACGCTGTGAAATCCCAACCATCCTCGAAGGGCCAGTGCTCGGTCTGAAGTGCTTTGACGATCGCCAAAATCGCGCACAAACGCAGGCGCTTCGATCGGCGAAGATCGTCGTGCTGCTGGTCTTTTGGAGGAAGCTTCGAGTTCGGAAAGCTTGTTGCTACGGGCGGTGCCCGCATCGTTGCTGGCGACAGCTACAGCGTTTGGGTCAACGGGAGCGCCCATCGATTCGAGGTCGCTGATTCGTTGCTCGTGTTCATCTACTTGAGCGACCAAGCCATCAAAGGCGGTTTGCTCTTCGGGAGTCAGGGTTCGCTTTTCGGTTTCGCCTTGTGCGTGTATGGCACGGGCTTCGGCAAGTTTTGCGGTGCGCACGGAGCGCAGTGTTTCGATTTCGGTCATTGGATTTCTTCCTAATATGGCTTATTAGGACTCGTGCATCTGCTCCGGTGAGAAGCATAAAAAAACGCACAGGCCCCTAGTTCGGGAAACTGTGCGTAAAGACTGCACTGATTTCGATAATCGATTAAACCACGGATCTGCGATTCGTCAACAATCGTGCCAAAAAAAAAGGCCCGCCGATTAAGGCGAGCCTAGGGAGAGCGGGGGTGGCGAAGAGGGTTAACGCCCCTTATAAGCATCTCTGAACATTGCATCAGTTTTATCTCGGGATGTCTGTATCCTTACTCGTTCTCTTTCCGCAACCCTCTCGCTCTCTCTGCGAACCGCTTCCCGTTCCTCGGCCTCGAGGGCATTCTTCTTCATCGCCGCCGCCATGTCGGTCACGCTCTGCGCTGCGGACTCTTGGTTCATTTGTTGGTTACCACCCTTTACTAACACCACAACGACCACACACGACACGATCAAGCTGACTGTCAGGCACACCACCGCTGCAACCAATAGGTTGACCTTCGTCTTGCTGTCCATGTTTCTGCTCCTTTTTTTCGATCCATTCAACCGGGCAAACGCCGGTCGCCGTATTGCTATCCTAGTCTATTGTTCGTGGGAGCACGCACCTTATTATGGATAATCACGATATGGTTGGTTAGAAAGCTTCCAGAAGTCAATTTTTCTAGGGTTTTTGTGGGGTGGAGGATTTCCCCCACCCTTAGTCCACGCAAAGGCGTTTGCGTGAACTAAGCGAGCGCCTTAGTTCACGATGCTGAACTACCGATCGCCCCTTAACCTGAGTTCGCGTATGCGTTGCGCTGATCGGATGGCGTCCTGGGTGTAGATCGATAAGGAGCGAACTGCCACCGAGGTGTCCGGGTAAGCGGGGTAAGTCACCACACTCACATCATGGAGCTCGACAGCGAGAAGACTGCGCACCCGCTTGCCGTCAACCAAGTCCCAAGCGTCCTCCGAGGTAGTGAAAGCGAATGACATTTGACTGACATCACCCCGAGCCATGACTGCCATCAGGTCGGCAGCGTACTGGGTGTCAGGCGGGTCAATGGTAACCTTAAGGCCGATCGCATCGCTCTCGAGTCTTAGGGTGCCCGAGACGGTGCGCCCGAGTATGAGACTAGGATTATGATCGATGAGTGCCCGCACATCGGGGTTGCTGTCGAGGGAGCGGGTGAATGCACCAGGGCGAACGAACTCTCGAAAGCCGCCAAGGTCTTCTGAGGATAAGTCGTATTTCGCTGCATAGCCGATGATCTTCTGCGCTGCGACATCAACTCTGAGCTCGGTGCTGAACCTGCGTTCAACGGTATTAGTTTTCATCTTTGACCCCTTTCATGGTGTTGATCTTTTCGGAAACTGCTTCGGCAAGTTTCGCTGCGGTCACTGATCCGCTGAAGTCCAACCAAGTTGAGCGGAACTGGTCGAGGTGGCGCTGCACATGACCATCGAGATCGGTGGTCAGGCCAAACGCTTCGAGCACGGGTGAGTACGCACTCACGACGCGGGCCCGATGCTCGGCACAGAAGTGATCAAGCTTGGCCAAGAACTCTTGAGGCTTGTTGGCAAAGCGCTTCACGGCGCTACACTCCACATTTTGAAGGCGTTCACCTGCATCATCCAAGAGTCGAAGGATTATCGACTCATGAGAGCGAGCGGGTGTGGTCGCTGGAGGGTTTGGCAAGGTTGGTGGTGTTGGTACACTGTCGAGCCCGTTGAAGATTTGATTGACCACCGCTTGCGAGAGGAACGGGAATGAGGCGATCGCAATCGCCTTGGCCGATGCGATCGGGATAAGTTTCATGCCTACCTGAGTAACCAAGTCCACAAGACTGGTGATCTGTGCGCCATTCAATGCGGTGCTTGCGACATCTGCCCCCGCTGCTGCTGCGGGTGCTGCGATCGCTGTCGGGTCTTGGGTTGGCACTGCCACCAAACTCGGATCGGTTGCGGGCGCTGCCGTGGGTGCGGTGTTAAGCGATTGCATATTCATGGGTTGCATATACACATCGCCACCCTCTACAGGGTTCATGTTTTCTTTTTCTCGGATCTCGTTGACGCTGAGCCAGCCCCAGTTTCTTCCAACTGAGTACGCCTGATAACGCGAAGCTTGGTCGCCCCTTAAAATCCCCTCAACATTATGCTCGAAGAAAAAGTTGCCACGCTCGTTCGGTCGGATCACCTTCCGATTGAGTTGCTGTTCCCACCTGACGAGCCACGGGCGCAGGGTATCCACCACGAACTCGACGTTCATCTGCTCAAGCGAGTTGTAACTGGTCTTGTTAAGGTCTTTTAGTTTGTGCGGCGGCACGTTAAACCACCGGCAGACCTCGACGACTTGAAACTCTCTCGACTGCAAGAACTGCGAGTCATCGGGAGGGACGCCGATAGCCTCCCATTTTAGTCCCGCTTCGAGCAAAGCGACTCGGTGACTGTTCGCACCACCTGCGTGCAACTCCTCAAACGATCTGCGCAGGTTCTGTCGAGCTTCGGGACTGAGTTGTCCTGGGAATGTCAACACACCACCGGGCCTCGCACCTCGGCCAAAGTAGCCAGCGCCGAAAGATTCAATGGCCATTGATAACCCAAGCGACTGACGGGCCAAAGCTATCGGGCTCATGCCGCTGATACCGTCAAAGGAAAGCCCGCTGATGTGCAACATATTTGCAGCGGTAATGAAGTTCTTCCCGCGATTGAGGTCGTAATAGAGTTGACCCTGCTCGGTGCGGTTAGGTCTAACGATCGTTGGGTCGATGGGCCAGAGCTCAACCACATTGCCCTCGAGGTCGCGCACGATTTCGGTATAGCAGTTTCCATGAAGTAGTAAGTGTGCCATCGATGCCTCGCGCCATTGCAGGCTAGACATCTCAGGGTTGGGGCTATCATGAAGGATATGATAGAGCGGGTGCGAGTTTGCTTTCGATTTCCCGCCACCGGGGTTGCGTTCATGAAGATTGAGCGGCAATGACGAGACCGCCTCGGCGATCACACGCACCGCAGCGTATACCGCTGAGTAGGTGAGGGCAGTGTCAGGCGTAACGCTGACGCCCGAGTCAGTGGACGATCCGCCGAAGAGCTCATTCAAGCGCGGGTCTTTCAGGTTGCCACCCGATAGGGAAAGCGCCCGAGAGATAAAGCCTTTGATTCGGTTCATCATAGTAGTGTGATTCCTTGGGTGTCGTAAATATTTGTAGCGTGTAGGGAGCTTACTTGTGCCCTGCCGAGTGCCATAATCGTGGCAACAATACCGTCAATTTTTTCGATGGCTTTGCCTTTGTGCATTTTAATATTGCCTGCGTTATCTCTCTCGACTTGCACATTCGAGAACATCCAACGGAGTACTGGGTTGCCATCGTGTGCGATCTTCTCAGAGAGCACCAAGACTTCTAGCTCTTTACTCGGTGCGGTCATCGCTGCGAAGCCCTGACCGAAACCGACAAGCCAGTCGGGTCGCCCGTTATTCTTGCCGAGCGTTTCGAGATCCTTACTGATCTGGTTAATGTTCCAGCGATCGACTGCGATCTCTTGAATGTTGTACTTTTTCGCAAGTCCATCAATGACCGCCACGACTGCCCTATAGTCGAGCGATCGCCCTGGTGTAGTCACGATCAGGCCTTGGCGCTCCCAATCATCGAGCCGGTGCTTGTTGTTGCGCTCTCGTTCTCTCGCTGCGTCCGCTGGTGCGAAGAAGGTTGGCAATACCCAGTAGGGTTCGCCCTGTTCGATAGGGGGGAAGAGAAGCACGAAGGCGGTAAGATCTAAGGTACTAGAGAGATCAAGCCCCCCGAATGCCATCCTCCCGGAAAGATCGGGGAGATCGCGGGAGCACGCATCCCAGCGCTCGAGCGAGATCCATCTCGTCTCCTGCGATGTCCACTGGTTCAAGTGTAATCTTCTGAAGGCGTTCTCTCGGCTCGGGTTGGCGCTGGCTTCAGCGACTGCCTTCACGAAGTAATCCTCTTTCACGGTCACGCCATAGTTGGGGTTGGCTTGTTTCCAAGTTGATTCTGCTTTCCAGTCACCCGTGCTGGTGTAGATTTTGCTGTAGAAAGTAGGGTCGTGAATGAGCTTATCGTTGACGCCTTCAGCATATTGGCGAAGCTCCCAGCATAGACTCTGGCGATCGTGCCCAGCGGTCGTGAGTGCGAGCGTTAGCGGTTGCCTTCGGGCCCCGGTGCTGGTGGTTAGAACATCCCAAAGCTCTCGGTTTGGCTGTGCATGAACCTCATCGACGATTACGCCATGAGCATTCAAGCCGTGTTTCGTGAAGGCATCGCTTGATAGCGAGCGGTAAAAGGAGTTTGAGCTTTTATGTTCAATGGTTTTGTTGCGATAGATGCGGAGCATGGTTGAGAGGTTCGGGTTTTCCTCGATCATTTGGCAAGCCTGGTCGAACACGATCGAGGCTTGATCTTTGTCGCTCGCTGCCGAGTAGATCTCAGCGCCTTCCTCACGATCAAGGCAGAGCAAGAAGAGAGCGATGCCCGCTGCGAGTGTGCTCTTGCCGTTCTTCCTTGGCACCTCGAGGTAGGCGGTGCGGTACTGCCTGAGACCATCCTTGCGAACTGTGCCGAACAAGTCGTTGAGGAACTGTCGTTGCCATTCAGCTAACACGAAGCCCGTGCCCGCCCACTCGCCTTTTGTATGACGCAAGTGATCACCAAAGAACCGAACGATCGGGTGATCCTTGGCGGGTGCAGGCTTCTTTTTCCGTGGCGCTCGGGTTGTTATTGGATAGCCCTCATGATGTCAATGATGCCATCTTTGCCGCCGTTCGTGCTTTGGAGGTTTGGTCTTGATGCGGGCGTCAATCCGAACTGGCACTCAAGCTTTAAAAGTTGATCGTGCATTTTGC